CCTCACTTTCGGCTACTAAAATAACTTTTTTTAATCCATATACTTCTAAAAAATCTTTTATAAAAAATAAATCAACTCCGCCCGATTTAGCATCTACTTTAATGAATTTATCTGCGGAAATGTATGCATTTACATAATCAGCGTTTTGTGTTGCAAACTCAACAAATACTACCTTCTCTTTATCAGATTCTTTTACTTCAATATCATATCTATCTCTTATTGCTGTTATTTTTGGTCTTTCGGATGGTACTAATTTTTCTAATTGAGCAAATACAACAACGCCGTTTAATAATTCCTGTGCAGATATTTTAAACGCTTCGTTGGTTTTGTTCCACTTTGTAAAATCATTTATATTTGCTTCTGCTATTGTTTTATTTGCCCAATATATTCCAGAATAGGATGTATTTTTTGGCAACATCCCATTTATTTCAAAAATAACGTATCCGTTATCTAATAATGATTTTTTTATTTGTTTTCCATCGGTAGACCCTTCCGATAATGATATAACGCCCTCATCGATTATATCATTTGTATTATTTGATAATTTATATTTTAAAGATATGGTATCACCGATTTCGGATGTAAGATTTGTTGCAAATGCAATTTCATATCCAACCGTTGTATCGTCCTGTGGTGTGGATATTGGAGGATCCGGTTCAGGATTTAAAGTAAGGATGGGCCTGGTTTTTGCCTCAAACGAAAACTGTAAATCTATCGTACCCGTTGTTGTTTCCAATTCTTTAACGTTTGCTAAAACGTAATTTGAACTTGATTTATCATAAGCATATTCTTCTACAAACAACTGATCAGATGCTAAAAACCTTCCGGTTATAGATTGTGTAGATTTTACGGATACTATAAAATAATTTGTAGCACGTTTACCTTCTACTTCCGCTGTATATGTTTTTGAATTACCAAAAGTTAGAGATGGAGAATATGTTAGTTTAACTGCACTTCCGATTCCAACATCTGTACTGTTTTCTAAAAATCTAGCTGGTTCTGATGATTTTAATGATATGTTTAATGTTCCCTCATTCCCTGTAGTTGGAACCCATACTCCGATTGGTGTATCCGATGTAGTACCGGTCAATGTCGTACCACCACCTCCACCACCACCAACACCTAATAGTGGATCCCCAATGATTGGAGATATCTGCGGCCCATCACCTGTAAGTGATTGATTATTTGTGGTAACATCTCCGCCAAAAAGATTTTCAGATGGTGATTCTAATGCCATTCTTTTTATATAAATATTTTATTCAAAAAATTCTCTTGGTGTAAATTCATACAAACTTCCACCACCTCCGGATTCATCTCTTACCATTCCACCGCCGGTTCTTCCACCACCCCCTCCACCGGAGATAACAATTTCAGGTTCGGTTGTCGGTTCCGGTTCTCTGATTATTGGTTCTTCAATTGTAGGTTCTTCTATTATTGGATCCTGTAATCTTGGTTGTATCGGACCAGGATCTAATATCACAAATTCTTTTGGTAAAGTATCATCAAATTGAAAATTAGTGTTAGAAGGACTATACACATTTACTTTCTCAACAACGGGTGTTGGAAACGAATCCAAATTATTTTGTATTTGTTTTTCTAATTCAATAACTTTGAATTCTTCAGGTATCGATTCTATTTTTACATTTCTTCTTTTTAAGAAAAAAGAATTGTACTCTATACAGATAAATAAAATATCATTAATATTTTTTAATATATCAGAAAAAACATATTTTTCACAATCTTCAAATCTAATATCGGATGGTTTACCAAAATTTGTTTCTGTTATTTTAAAATGTTTATTTGTTAAATAGTAGTTTACTGATGTTTTAAAATCATCAAATATTTTTTTTCTAAAATTATCAAATCTACTTAATCCAAAATCTTTTTTTAATATCGAAAAAAAATCTTTTCCATACTTTGATTCCAAATAATCATCTACCTTTGTTAAAAAATTATTTTCAAAAGATGATAACGTATCTAATAGTGTTTTTTTATAAAAAGAAAAATCTTTACTTAAATTATTTAAATTTGAAAATTCTTTTTTATTAAGTTCGGTTATTTTTTCATCTTTTGTTTTTAAAGGTATGATTCTTATTTCCTCTCTTGATGGTGATATTTCTTGAATCCAGACTCTATTCAATATATCATCGGAACCAACCGTATTTCTTACAAAGTTTATATTGACTTTTAATATACCATTTGTAAATCCCAAATCTTTTAATAATTTTTCAATATCAATGGCAATTTCTTTTAGGCCAGTTCGGTTTGTTATATTATACAAATAATTTTTAATATCATTTGTTTTGATATATGCTACATTCTTTCCTGATTTTTGTGGTAGTAGGTTATTGTTTATATCATAAACCGCAACCTCCATAACATCGTACTTACACTCACCAAATTCCGTTCCCTCTATTTCATTTTTGGTTACAATAAAAATATCTTCTTTATTTAAAAACTTACCTTCATTTTCGGTTTTTAAATTTATACTATCAAAATTTGTATATTTTTTTATACTCATAATATTAGTTTGTTCCGTCGTAAGAGCCAGGATGTGACTTTATCATACTCATTTTATAAAATTTGGATTTTTCAGTACCATCGACCCTTTTTATACTTACTTTTAAATCATTTCCACTATATTCTACCGAGCCCCAGTGTCCACCGAACCAACCACCTTTTGGATAAGATTTATAGTTGGCAGCTGCACCTTCGTTTACTCTCAATTCTATTTCTTTAGTACCACCATTTGCAGGCAAACTAAAAGAAGTTTCATTCAAATTAAACCAAGCAGGGTTACCACCTTTAAAATTTACAACCAAGTTAACATCAACAGGATTTTTATCATTATTAGTTAAAATAAGAGTTTGTCCATTTATCCATTTATGTCCACCTCCGGATTTCAAAACTGCGAATATTTCTGGTCTATTTGGATTTGCTTTTACCTTTAATTTAGATACAACTACATCATTTATAACATCTGCACCTGCTGCCAATGCTTCTGCCTGTGTTCCTTGTACAATTGCTTGCTGTTGTTGTACTGCTCCAAGTTGTGCTTGTAATCCTTCTATTATAGAGTTTAATGTATCTATTTGTTTAATCAATGCTTTTATTTGTGCTTTGAAGCCTGTATTTTGTGCTTGTAATGATGTTCTTAATATCGATTCTTCTATTGATTTTTGTAATGCAGTAGATATCTGAATAGCAAAATCATCAATGGTTTTACTTAATGTATCTAATTGATTAACCAATGTATCATTTGATTGTTCAATTGATAATCTATTATTTATTTCCGTTTGCAATTGTGATCTTACATTTGCAATATCGGACTGTAATTTTTCAATTGAATCTGTTGCAGTTTTTAATTGTTTAGTTAAATCATCGTTTACTGCTAATTGTTCATCATATAATGGTTTTGGAACTAAATCCTTTTTAGGTACGGGAATATTTGGTTTTAATTCTTTAACTTCCGTATCGACCGCTTTTAATAGTTCTTCATTGTCATATTTTGGTTTGATAAGAGATTTAAATAACAAAGAAGAAGCGACATTATCCTCTTTAACATTTGTTATATTGTATTCGTTTTTAGCAGAAGCAGATGATCCATCTCTAGAAAGGATTTTTTCTAAATCTTCCTTTCTCTTCTCTTGTAATTTCTGAGCTATTGCTTCTAGTGATGTAAGTTCTCCTGCCATTATTCTACTATTTCAAACATCAATTTATTATCAATTATGGTATGTACACCATCCTCATCTATTCTTATTTTTAATAAATAATTTCTAGTTATAGGAAGTGTTGATAAATCTATTTTAAAATAATTGCCCGATGCATCGCAACTTATTTTAGAGTATTCTCCAAATGGAACTATTACCTCTCTTGTAATATAATCTTCCAATTGATAATATGCAGATCCTGTTGGTAAATATTTATTTTGGTCGTATGCGAATGTTGTTCCAAAAGACTTCAAAGGATAAGTATCTCTTGCTTTTAATCTTATTTTAATAACCGAATCTTTTGGGTATTTTGTTCTTAAATTTGTCAAAACAATTTTATAATCATCATCATATAAAGTACCGGATACCTCCGTCAAACCGGTTGTAACATACGAACTATCATCCCAAACTAATTCTAATTTTGGTTCGTATATGGTATTTGTTTCTTTTGAGAAAAATTTTATAACACCATAATCTAACGAATTATTATATTCATTATCTAAACTGTGGTGTATTATGAACCCATTATTTGGTAATGTTCCACTAATCCAAGAATCAACTATCCCGGTTACATCCATTCTTAAATCCGATGCGGAATAATTAAAAGATTGGGAAGCCTCATTTGCAATATACCAAGTTCCACCCTCAGCGTTAGCTGATCCTGTAGTACCTACTACATAAGTTGCAGTACCTGCAATTGTATTATCTTGCCACTTGTCTATGCCATTACGATATTTCCAACTTACACCATCCGATGTTATATTATCAAATTTAGTACCCGTACCCATTATCCAACTTTGAGAAACGGCATTTGTATACAATGTATATTCCAATGGTATTTCTTCAGCAACTGCAGCTTTTAAATTTAAAAAACACTTCCAACTACTTGTTATTTCGTTTTCATCTAAAGATCTCGATATTGGATCTATATTGAACTTTATTAAAGCTCTTGAAATATCTTTTACATCTCCGTAATAAAGTTTTCCAACTTCCAACTGACCATCCCTTCCGGCATTCTGATCCGGTTGTTGAAGATATATACTTGCATCATATGATGATGAGAAAAATTTATGCATTATAAGGCCCTCCCTTTAATATCTTTGTTAGGAAATTTAACTTCAAAAACACAAGGATCCAATGATGGATAAACGATTTTACCCTTTGTGGCCTCTGCTATATTATATCTATTTGGTGAATAGTTTCCACCATCACTTGCACATAGATTATAAATTTTTACAGATGGTACACTCATAACACCTTCAACATTAGCAATTATCAATTCTATTTCAGAAATGTTTATTGGTTTGTTGAATGTCCAATTATCTATATTAAAATAATCTTGTAATTCGGTTATACACTTCGTTACAACTTCACTCTTATTATATTCTGAATAAACTATTATTTCAAAATCACACCCTATATTAACAACAAACCCATCTATTATATTTACCGCATCTGTGAGCATTCTATATTCGCCTATATATGTTTTTAAATTTTCTTTAACCGCTTGATTTAGATTCGTTAATTTTTTATTTGAATCAAATCCGAGAACATACATATTAATTGCAAATGGATTATTTACTTCAGATATTGATGTTTTCTTTTGAGAAAGATACTTAACTAATTCTTTTTGTATTTCACTTGTTGTTTTATCTTTTAATCCTTCTACTACACCTACAAACTCGGCTACGTTTTTAGGTGAGGCTAGTATGGATGCTGGAGAATTGTTATCAATCTCACCATCAGGACTAACATAAACCTTTGCAACACTACCATACCTTTCGGGCATTGAAAGCGCTCTAACAACATAATCTTCTTTTGTTACTGCACGATTTTGCGACCCAAATGTTGCCAATGCGTTTTGTCTTATTTCTTCTATCGATTCAACACCCCTACCACCGACAGCGGATTCTTCATTTTCCACTGCAATGGAATTTTTCATAGTATCATATAGTGGTAAATCAATATTAGATATTGATAGTAAATCTTCATCAAATTCGATTCTATTTATGGTAGTTAAATCGTTTTGATTAACATTTGATTCAACACCACCACCTACTAAATATTTTATAGTTAAACCCTTCCCCGCAGGTGCTATACCAAACGTATTTGTTTTTAAAAAATTAGATGGATCAATTCCTTGATTTACTCTTTTTATAGAATTTGCAAGGCCTAATCCTAAATTTTTAGAATTTGGTAGTATTACCTCATCGTTCATATTTACATCACCGCTACCAAATTGAACTGTAGTTGTATTATCAGAATTTATTAAAACACAAAATCTTCTTGGAACTTTTTGTAATTCCAGTATGTAAGGAACCGTATTAGAATACTCCGATAAATTACTATTAGTATCCTTATTTGGTTTTTCTACAAAAACACTTTCTTGTGCTAAATATGGTACTTCATAATATTTGTTATTGTTTTCATCTGCTATAGAAGTTATTTCTATGATATTGGTATCATTCAAATTGATAGTAGGATAATCCAAATCACCAGCTGGAACAAAAACGGTTGTGGATACTTCACTTGCTGAAATGGCTTTTACTTTTTTTGTTATTAAATAAAATGTAGGTTCTCCGGTTGAAGTATTTCTATCATGTACAGATATTTCTCTATCCGTTTCGCTTGCAAAATCTACAACATCCGTAGTTCTAAATATCACATTTGAATTTGTAGTGGAAGCCACTTGCATTCCTTCACTTATTTTCAAATAGTAATTTTCATCAGGCGCATAGTTACCAGATGAACCCTTTGCAGGAACAAGTTGGTAAACAGTCAATGTTGTAACTGCGGGTGTTGTTACCTTTGGTTTATATCCCATCGCCTGTGCTAATGCCATCACATTTTTTCTCTCCGTTGCATATGCTAACATCGATTCTTTTAACTGTGTGTCCTGATAAAATGCTAATACATCACCAATGGCTGCGGCTTGTTCTATAAAAACCATACCAGGTGAGGCCTCATTAAAATCGGAGTAAGTATTTGGAAAGTAAGTTTTTGTATAATCTATTAAATTTTGTTTTAATGATTCAAAATCTTTACCGACATAATTTATGTCTTTATTTGTACCCCAAGATTTTTTTACACTTTTTATAGCCATTATTAATTATTTAATACTATTTTTACGGATTCTCTTAAATTTGGATTCGATGCCAAAGAAAAGTTAATTTCCAAACCAACTCTATTATTATCTTTTTGTTCATCATCATTATCTATAATGATTTGATTTATGGTTAAGTAAGGTAACCAAATATTAACGGCTTCTACTACCGCATTTTCTATTAAAAAATCTATATCACCATCAACCGATTGTTCAAATAAAACTCTCCAGATATCACAACCAAAATCAGGTTGCATTAATCTTTCACCCTTTTGTGTTAGTAATAAATTTTTAATATTATCTTTAGCTTGACTTAATGTAGTGTAATTTGTAGAAAATATACCATCTGTACTCGGATTACTATTAATCCCAATACCAATTTTTTTATAACTATTTTCAGTTAAATCTCTTACATTTACTCTACCTAACTCTATTGCCATTTATTAAAATCTTTTTACTAATTCTCTATAATCTCTTGTCAATGCTTTTATTGTTGCATCTTGTAAATCATCCCCTGTCGATTCAAAATTTGGTACAGTTGATGGAATGTTTTGTAATGTTCTATAATCCAATGTCTCCCAATCACTCTCCATAGTTTTTTGCGGTTGTATCATATCCAACACACTACCACCATCCGTTCCCAACGATTGACCTTCCGCCCTTTCCTTTGCTGTGAAGGGACTTGTTTGATTCAATACCTCATTTAATAAAGGATTTTTTGTGTATTCTTTTACACTTCTGTTTTGTGTTGGTATTACACTCTGCTTTTTGATAGGAGCAGTACTATTTACTTCCGTCATTTCCATTAATGATGGTTGCTTTCTTTCTTTGTTCAATGTAACTGCGCCGGATTTAATCAATTTTGCCAATTCTTCTTTGACTTGTTGCTTAACTTCGTTTTTTACAACTTCTTTAATTAATCCGACTAATAATTTCGAATCCATAATAATTGTTTTTAATAAATATAAAAAGTTAAAATTTAATCAGGTACAACATACCCAGTCCAAGGTAAAACTCCGGGGGCCGGAGGAGCGGGTGGTGGATATTGTGCCAATACTACATATAAACCACTAACCGTTGATAGATGAATTTTTGCTGCCGTTACAAATGCATTTAAAAAAACAGATGAATCATTGTTTGGTGGAACGGGTATTGGACTCCAAGTTCCAGGATTCAATACAG